ATTTTCCGATAGTGTAATGGACGTCTTTTATGTCCGTCCATTTTTCAAATCTTTACTGGCAGGTTCATCATCTGCTCACGAGAGAGGTTATAAAACGCTTGGCCGGATTTGTGCGTAATGTTTCGGCAGTTATCACGATGGTGTTTAGCAGCAAAAGCGTAGAGCAGATATTCTGATACGACATCGTCGTTAAAGTGTGGTATGAGCATAAGCACAAAACCGCCAACAACCGTGTCGGAATAATCTTTGTTTATGAGTGCGATTTTGCCGATGTGATCCAGGCTACTAACTGCAGGTGTAATCATATAGTTTTTTCTCAAATACAGTTCCGGCTTTACAAGCTCGCTTGAAATGAAAACATCATCGCCCTTAAAATAGAACTGCTCTTCACCGATATTCCCGCCACGCAGTACTCTCACCATTTTGTCTGCCTTTATGGCGAGAGCGTCCTTTTTGTATGCAAGCCCAGACATATTCGAGAACAGGTCTCCTACACGGCACCATTCCCAAGATGACGGTATCTCAAAAGGCGCTAAATCTGCCAGAGACCGAACTTCATCGCCGATTTTCTCATAAGGAGTATTATCAGAACTCGGCTGTTTAACGATTACCTCGGTAGTTTAACGAATACTCCAGTAATTCAACGATTACTCGGCTGTTTAACGATTACAGCGGAACAAAACGCCTCAATCCGCGCAAAAAGCACGAAACCCCGCCGCAGAATTGCCTGCAGCGGGGTTCACTTATTGTGTCTGAACAGCCGAAAAGCCTTATTTCAAGCGGTTTTCAGGCATAGAAAAACGCCACCGTAATTCTATCAAAAATACGGTGGCATTTTGGCGGAGATGGAGAGATTAAATATACCACTTCACACCACTTTTTATTGCTTTATAAAATTGCTTGTAAACCACGCATTTACATCATTTAAGCCATTTCATTTGTTCCACATTTCACAAGCATATATTTACAATTCAGCTTTATCGTGTATAATTCGTGTACGCAAAAACAGCCGCCAGGGCAAACGCTCTGACGGCTAAATTTATGCGAATTTTATGCGAAATTTATGCGACTATTTCTTGATTTTTTCACGCAGTTTCTTGATGAATTTCTTACCTGCGATGCCGCTCGGCCTGTATCCCCATGCTTTCAGCCTTGCGTTGATAGCACTGACAGTGCCTTTGCCGATGAATGCATTATCGTCCAGCTTTGCGCCGTCAAGTATCAGTAACTGTTTTAGGGCATACGACCCGTCTGTGCTTGCGCCTTTCTTATAGCCTTTTGTTTCCAGTGTAGGCGGATTGATAACGCTCTGATTTTTCGGACGCAGAACGCCAAGAACATGATTATAATTGTGATAGACACGTGTGCATGGGTCATTTCTGCCTGTCCAGTTCTGGTCATAGCTATAAAAATATTTTGTGTTGCCTTCGCCTGTGGCTATGGCAACGTGACCGATACCGCCGTTCAGACTACCGCCCCATACCACGATGTCACCCTTTTTTGGCACGAATGACGGTGTGTTTTTTATCTTTGTGAAATAGCCCTTGACCGCCTGCTTGTCGAAATCTTCGTAGATTTGTCTAGCATACAGACCTGTGAACATACCGCATTTGACAACATCTTTGTTGTACTGGTTCGCCAGGTCAAAACACTGTACACCGTACAACTTATCGAAATTAATGCCCTTGCCTTTATATTTCTTCACGAACTCATCATATGTCATTTTCTATTCCTCACTTTCGTTTGTATCTTCGTTTGTATCCACTTTGTTTTCCACTGTGATTTTCAGTTTGTGTACGATTTTCACCAAGAATGACGGCAGTGGTATACCTATCACCGCAAGATTTTCCAAGATAGAAATACACTCGTTGATGATAAACCATATCGTCACGATAAGGCCAAAGTAAAAGCTGACGTTTACCTCAATGCCTATCTGCGAAAGTCCTGAGATAAAGAGCCAATCAAGTACGCCTGACACCGCCACCACAAATATGTAGCCGACCTTTTTGAAAAGCCCTTTAAGACCGACACGGCTTGACAACTCACCCCTATTCCATGCTTTCCACATACCTGTAATGTAGTCAATGATCATCACAAGTACCAGAATGACTATAGGTATCGCCATAACACGGAAATACGCTGACAGCCCTGCGGCTATTGCTGATATTATTATTTTTGTTGTGTTTTCTTTCATTACTGCTCCTCACTTTCATATTTCTGTCCTGTGATTTTCTCATACTGCTCAGGGGTTATTTTTCCCCTGTCGGCAAAATCCTTGACCTGCTCAGCAGTGTACAAACCTAAATCATACAACCTCTTGACTTTTCTATACATCTTCCTCTTCCTCTCCAATTAGAGTATCAGTCATCAGTGCAGTATATAGCACCTGAGCTTCCAACTCATCAACCTTTGTAGCCTTCTTTGGTTGGAAGTCTTCTTGTGATAATCCTAACTTCTCAACCATCTTTTTCTGCAACTCTGTCATGTTGTACCTCCCACTTCACTCAGCTTCACGATATATTCTTCTTCATTTGGAACTGGTATCAGATAGCTGTCATTGCCGTTTTTGAACGTGATTGAACCGCCTGCTTCGACTTCGATATTTCGCAGGAAATCATCATCAATCAGGTTTGAAATATCGGTTACGATAGGGTTCGCTAGTTCGTAATACAGGATAACACCCTGCATTGCCTGTTTAAATGCGGCTGCGTCGGTGTAGGTGGTGTCTTTGACCTGAATTTGCGAAACTGTGGTACTACCTCCGTCTAGCGTGAGTGTTTTATCGACAAATACATTGGAACTTCTCGCAACTGTCACATATTTACTGCACAATACATTATAAACGGTTGTTCCAAATACACCTAGATATTTAAAATTGAGATGTTTCACGTACGCATAGAAATGATTTCCAACACTGGAAGTCGTATTAAATTCCCAATCCAGCGTTCCCAAATCCATATTCCCAACACACTGAACGTATCGTTTATTCTCATAATCAACGTAGTTTCGTGCCGTTCCTGCACTCCAGCCGTAGCCAGGCAGTGCCCTAATGGTTTCTGGGATTGGGTAAACGTTGCTGTGGTAGGGGGCGTAGGCTGGCATGGTATCTGATTTGTATATACCATCCACAAGCATTATATCAAATGCGTCAGCTATTGATTGCATGGTTTCTTTGTTACCTGGATAACATGCCACCATAATTTGTGTTGAATCGGTCATATCCCTAGAATTTGTTATAGTTTCTCTGACACCATTCGATGTAATCAGCCAGTTTGCCATTGTGTTGCCATGAACATACACAATTCCAAACGACACATTTGTCGGACACGTTTTTCCGTCTTTCAGGGCTATTTGTAGTGTTTTATTTGTGTCAATTTCAAAACCGTAATACAGACCTAATGCTGCACATTTTTCAACATCAAACAAATTTCGTCCCTGCTCCACAACCTCTGTCACCCCAGCACTGACAATCTCCCCAGTATTATATGGATAGTATGCAGCTGGGAATATTTTCTCGAATTCTTCCACCGTGCTAGGTTCACTTCCTGAACCGAACATGGCGGTTAAATCGAAAATTTCATGATTACTGAACGGCGATGTATCGTATTTTGGGCTACCATCAGTATTATTCACAACGATAAATATTCCGAATTCGCCACCATCACTATGTTCACCTAATGGGCTAGTAATCCATGATATTTTGCCGCTACCAGCAGTTAAATCTTTCGTTATTTGTCTATTAGTCGTTGACGTGTATCGGGCATCCCTAAAATATAGATATGCCTTTACATTTTCTAAAACAGTATAGTGCGCTTGCAGCAGATATTTATGTGATTTAAAAATTGGCTTGCAATTAAGGGTGCGTGCGTCAGCATAATTAAAACTTTTGTATATCTGGTTAAACACAACCGACCTACCGCCCACAGACTTCACCGACATCAGCTTACCGCCTGTCGGCACTGTCTTAACGTATGCCGTTTCACTATCGGTTTCAAATTTATGCGTCACACCCTGACCAATGTCGTACAGTGCATTTACACGTCTTGTCAATTCTTTATCCGTCAGCTTTAGGTTAGCTATTTCAGCGATTTTTCCGACAGCTGTCACATAATCGTCTGGCAGACTATCAGCTATGGATTGTGCTGTCTGAGCAGCAGTTTCAGCGGCTTTGCGGTCTGTGGTGACCTGTGCGGCGTTTTCTGCCACTGTCGCCTTGTCGGCTGTCACCTGCGTTGCCATATCTTGCACCGCCTGTCTGTCAGCCGCAGTGCTGTCAGCGCAGGTCTTTGCGGTCTTTGCGTAGCCTGCCGTTATTGTCTTATCAGCCTCTGTCTGCTGTGCTGCCGTTGATGCCTGCGCTGCGGATACCTTGGCACTATTCTGTGATTTAACTGCCTCAGCACGTGCGGTTTCTGCACCCTGCCTTGCAGTGTCTGCCTGTGTTGCGGACGTTTCAGCCGCTGTCTTTGCGGTTTCAGCACGGCTTGCCGCCTGCGTTGCCGTATCGGCTGATACTCCTGCGGTGGTAGCTGATTTCTCAGCGTTTTCAGCCGCTGTAGTCGCCGTTTCTGCGGCGGTGACGGCGGTTTGCATATCTGCGTGTGCCTGTCTGCCTATGGCATCTATCTTATCCAGTGCGTCAGCTGCCACACTTGGTGACGGAATAGCGTTATCGCCTATAGCCGCACCTATTCTCAGGCGGAAAATGCGTGATTTTTTCAGCAGCACATATTCATCACCTGACAGCTTCTTCGCCGCTATCTGACAGCTGACTGTCTGCGCTGACCGCAGTATATCTGCTGTTGGCGTCCACTGTCCGCCTGTGATATCGACCTCATACTGGACGCCGTCGCCATAGTCGATAGTCAGCACATAGCGGTCTGCACCGTCTACTGTCAGCCCTTCGACAGACACAGGACGGGCATTTGTTTCACCGACATAACCTAGCAATGCAGTGTTCAGTGTTACGTCATAATCTGCATTTAATGTTATCGTCATTTACTAGCCCCCTCTTTACTCTATTGCAATATAATCAACATAGTATGTTCCTGTTGGCACGGTTCCTGTTGCCCCAGCTCCCATGCAGACATTCAGATAGTACGACTTTCCCGACCCATTAACGTAAGTGCAGAACGTCTTGTATGGTGTTGGTGTGTCTGTCTGCCGTAGCGTTGCTATGACCTGCTTAGGCGCAAAAGTCAGCCCAAGCGGTATCTGCATCAGTGGATTCGCTTTCGTCATCTTGTATTCCACAGTGCCATAGTGTATCTTGCCGGCTCGGCTCAATATCTCATCGATTTCCTCGCCTGCGTGTTGCATCGGATAATCGTTATCGGTGATATCCTGCGCCAATGTCAAATTTTCATCAGCCATTATCTCGCCCCCCTTAAAGCTGTTCTTCTACCGACAAACCTACCGCCGAAATATCAGCACTCAGTCCGCCGTCAAAGTTAAAACCAAGATTTGTTATCGGTATATCATAGCTGTCTGTGCCGTTGGTGTAGGTCACCACGTCACCTATGTCGAAACGTGGGTCGCCTAATCTGTGATACAATTCTGTTGTATACCACGAAAATCCACCTATCCTGCGCCACAGCGATTGTAGCAGTGATTCGGTCATGTACGGATTTTCAAATTCTAGCACACGCCCTTGTGTTGTATCTGTCACACCAAGCGACAACGTTACATCATCACTCACTTTGCAGATAATGCCCACGATAGCGTTCTGCCTTTCTGACAGTGTTGGCAGGTCTATTGTGTTGTTATCCAATGTTTTCACCGGTTGGCCATACCACTTTCGTACGTACTTTCCGTACCTGTCAACATACCCGAACTGCCCCTGAGCTGAGGCAAGGTAAGACAGCATTTGCCGCATGGTCACGTCTTTCGGCACTGAGCTGACTTTGAAATAGAAATACTTTGAGTACAGCACCTTGCCGTTCTTATCTATCAACCTTCTGCCGTTCTTGTCACGCAGTAGTCGCACCTCTGTGTAGTCATTTCCATTCTGCAAACCAAGCTGTCTGCAAATGTCGTCTTCAACGGCTTTATTCCAGTTTGGCATAGGGATATGCGGCACATATGGTTTGTCCGAGAAGTACAGCCTGTCCGCCATTGTCAGCTGAACACTGCCGCCCGACTTTTTCGACTTAACGCAGGTGAAATGTCCGAGCGGTATTCTCTCTCCGTCAAGCACCTCTCCAAGCTTGCTTATCTGCTCCACTGTAAGCTTTGAAAGCTCAGCGTAGGTGTAGGCTTCTAGGGTGGAGTAGGTGGTAAATGCCGAGCTGTCTTTCATATACAAACTGAAAACATACTCATTCCCAAGATACTTAGCCCCGTCGTCAACAAGCTCCGCCGTCACACTCTGAGAGCAGACAGCACCAAGCTCTATATCATCACTCAGAGAGGTTGCTTGAATGTCCGTCTGAACGTTCTGAATGCCGTCATATGCCACAGGTTCTCCACTCTGAGCGTCCTCTATCCACATACCCCACAAGGCTTTGTAATTCTCTATCCTGCTTGTTATCTCATTGCTTGCTATGGTGTACATATGCCCTCCTAACGCTCTGCGAATGTGACAGTACAGCTCTTGTAATACTCACCACCGTCAAGTCTGACAAGCCCCTGCGGTACATAGTCGCTTGCGTTGGCAGATATAGAATAATACTTGCCATTGTGCCAAAACTCCAGTTCTGCAAAGTCGGGTCCGTCCTCGATAAGGGATTGTATCTCGGCTGAATCTGCGACAGGAAGCATTGTCCACTTGCAAGGCAGTTTGTATTTGCAGAACTTTCTCGCACCCACAAACAGACCTGTTGTATTCACTCGTCCTGAACCTGCCGTCCACTCATAACAGTTTACAGGGCTCCAGCTATCAGGGTCAGGATCTGTCACCCACACGCCATTTATCTTTAGCAATGTTCCTGTCAAAATGCACTCACTCCCGTCTTACGTTTATACCGGTTGTTGCTGTCCTGCATACACTTGAAAAGCACCTTGCTGTCAACTGTTCCGAAGAACACAGGGTCATAAGCTTTCAGCCAATCAAGTATAGCGTTCAGCACCCTTAACACCTCGTCAAGCTTGCCGTTATCAAGCATACCTTGCAGTTTGCTCAGAGGTGAGATCACCTCCGGGTCTGCTTTTGCGTTCCTGTTATCGCCCACCATTGCAAGGGTCGGTGCTGTGGCAAGTCCGCCTGTGGCAAGCTTTGGTATCTCAGGTATGCTTATTGTATCAAGATCAAAGCCGAAGGTTTCTCCGCCTATGCCAGGCACCCAATCAGGCACATCAAAACTCAGGCTGTTAATGCCGTCGATTATCCAGTTGACCGCACTTTCAATAGCACTGGTCATTTTGTTTACTGCACCGATAATTAGGTTTATAGGTGCTTTCACAACGCTGTAAAGCGTGTCCCACACGCCTTTAAAGATTTTCTTTACACCCTGCCAAGCCTTCTTCCAGCTACCTGTGAAAATGCCTTTTACGAACATTATAATACCGTTGAGAATGGTCTTTACGCCTCCGAAAGCGTCTGAAAAGGTCTTTTTGAACCACTTGCCTATGCCTTTGAAAACGCCCTTGACAGCGTTAAGAAGCTTCGTGAAGATCTCCTTTATCTTTGCAATACCCTCAGATACGGCATTATACAGACCTTGTATGATATATCCGCCCATTTCAGCCATGACCTTACTAGGGCTGTGAATACCAAAACAGTTCTTGAAGCCCTCAATAAATGGTGTAAGAACATGGTCATAAAGCCAAGTGCCTATGCCCTTGAAAGCGTCAACGATACCTGTGAAAAGCCCCTCAACGATATTACCGCCACAGTCCTGTATCTTCTCCGTAAAGTAGTCACGGATACTGAAAACAGCGTCCTTGATAAAGCCCCACAGCACCGATACCGCACCGCCTATAGCTGAGCCTATCGCCTTGAAAAGCTTTGTGGCAATACCGCTCCAATCTATTGTAGAAATGAACGTCCACAGCTTTTCGCCTATGCCCTGCCAGTTTACAGTTTGCAGGAAGTTTATTGCCGTATCAAGCAGACCTTTCACGCCCTCAGAGATAGTCGTTCCTGCCTTGCCCCAATCAATCTCATCAAACCAGCCGTTCACAGAAGTGCCTATGGACGAGCCAAAGCCCGACCAATCAAAGGTGGTAACGAACGAATAAAGATAGTCGATGATAGCTTGCCATTTTGAAGCAAGGGTCTTGCCGATAAGCGACCAATTCGTTTTCTTTATACCGCCGTTAAGAAAATTAGCCGTACCCTTGCCGAAGCCTGCCCAATCGAACTTCTTCATAAAGCGGTATCCTGCGCCAAAAATTGTGTTTATGCCTCCGCCGAAGCTGTCCCCAAGACCTGTCCAATCAACGCCGTTAATAAAGCTGTTCAGACCGTCTGTAAGCTTATCCACAAAGCCATTCAGCTTTTTCTGAATACCGTCCCAGTTGATATATGCGAAAGCTCCGTTGACCTTTTCAGCCACAAGAGAGCCTACTCCTGCCCAGTCCCCTGACTTTATAGCGTCTTTCATACGCTCCGCCCAATCAGGAAGCTGAACGTTGTCGCCGTTTATGGCTGAGTAATCAATGCCGCCCTCTGAACTGTCTGTATCGGACTTGCTCTGATCCGGTGCAACTCTTACAACGTCAAAGTCCGCAAGGTAAGTGTCCTGAGTTTTCTTTATCTTCTCCGCTGATTTCTGCGCCTGCTTTGTCGCCTGCAAGGACTTCTGATAGGTGGTGCCGAAAAGCTCAGAGATAAACGCCGCCACAGTTTTTGTCGCCGTTGCTACGCCCGTCATAAGCGTATTGAGATACGGCATAACTGTGTTCATTATCGGTGTGAAAGCTATGGTGAGGTTTGCTTTTATTTCGTTTAAGGACTTGGCAAATTCTTCGTTGCCTGAGACAGCGTTTGCAACAGCGGAACGTATTCCTTTCAGCAAAACAAGCACGCCTGCCATTAAGAACACTCTTTTTGCGGCAGATTTGAGCGAATGTGTAAACTTGCTCAGCGGTTTTGAAGTGCTGTCGATAGTTGTTTTAAGCCTGCTGAATTTGGATTTAACTGCGTCAACAGCCTTTGAGCCTGCCGAACGCATTGTCTTGAAAGCTCCGCCGAGAGTTGACTTCACCGCCTTGCCTGCAAATGAAGCGACTTTTTTTAGTTTCTCAATAGCAGTTGTCCCTGTTTTTCCACAGTTGCTAAATGTTTCCTCATATTCGTTAAGTTTTGTTTGAGTTTTATCTATAACTCCCTGCTGACTTATAAGCTTACTTTCAACGCCATTAAGTTCTGAAACTATCTTTGCAGCTTCTTCGTCTGAACTAGCGTTTGCAAGAGCAGCTTGTAGCTCTTTATACTTAGCCTGCAACAGGCTCATTTTTTCTGTTGCATTTTCGAGCTGGAGATTAAGCCTTTCAAATTCACTTTCAGGTATTTCAAAATCACCAAAGCTCTCTGTCGCTGTTTTAGCCGCCTCGTCAGCTTTTGCCGTAATTTGCTGAGCGATATCATCAACCTCAGCCTCTATCTTATCAGGGTCATACTCAGGATTGTAATGTATCTGCACAACTTTAGGCTTGATGTTTTCGATTTGGTCAGTGGTGTTTTTTATATGCTCATTGGCTTTATCAATTTCAGACACCACCTTTGCAGTAGCCTCCTGCATACTCTTCTGAGCGATCTCCGACGCACTGCCAAAGCCCTCGTCTATTGCTTTAGCAGTCTTATCCATAGCGTTCTCAACAGCTTTTTCTGCCTGCTCTACTGGCTTTGAAAAGCCGTTCTGTATGCTTGCAGATATCTTGTCAAGCTGCTCCTGCACCTTGTTTTTTATCACAAGGTCAAGAGATATAACACCAACGCTTGCTCCGTCTGCCATTACTTATCACCTGCCTTTCCGAACATTCCCTTGAACAGCCTTTCAAAGTATCTCGCAGTTTCAAGCTTGTCCTGCTCTGTGAACGTTTCCTTTGCTTTCTGACTTCTGAACGCCGTCCATTCTGAGCGTATCTGCTTTTCATACCTGTCGAAATTCTTTATGATGTCCTTGTTGTCCTCGCTCCTGATACGAACGACCTGACCCAACGGCGTATCGTGCATAAGCCCTGCAACGAGCCTGTACCAATCGCTGTAATGCAGATTTTCCTGCTCTGAGGGCAGGATATTGTACTGCTTTGCAATAGATTGTATGATAAGCTCTCGGTCATAGTCAAGATCGTACCAGCTTTCTTCAAACTTACTCTGCGTTTTCCTGCGGAAATCGAGCCTCTGTCTTTTCTGCGTCCTCGCCTGTTACCGCTGAGATAACAAGAGTGAAAAGCTGCTGATATGCCGCCCAAGGCATATTCATTGCCTCTATCTCCTTGTAGTCCTTTGGTGCGAACGCAAGCTTGAAAACCTCGTCTATCATATCAAGATCTTTCTTTTCAGCGTTCTTGTCGCAGATGTCAAGTATCTTCTTGACAGTTTTCTGCCTGTCGTCCACAGGGTAGACCTTGTCGCCTACTCTTATCTCAGGTGTACCTGTAAGAAGCTTGCTGTCGAGTGTATACATCTTTGCCATAGTTATTATCCTTTCTGATATATAAAATTAGGAGAGCGCTTTGAACGCTCCCCTGTTTTGTCTGTGTTCTTACGCTGCCGCCTCTGTAAACTCAGGCTTGCCGTCGGAAGCAAAGTCGAACGCAAGCGGTGCAACTGCTGTCGAATCTCCGCCGCCCCATTCTGTTACGCTGACAACGCCCTTGATAACAAGCTTTGCTCCGCTTGGGAAATTCCACACAAGGGTAGTAGTTGCCGCCGCACCTGTTTTGAGTGCAAGGCTCTCGATGTAGTCATTGCCTGCGTCACCGACGTTTCTCTTGCCTGAGATACTGATAGTGATAGACTTACCAGTGAGCAAACGTCTTGTCCAGCCCTGCTGATCAAAAGGCTTCCACTCCTCGATATTGCCGTCAATGGATACTGAAAAGCTCTCCATATCGGCAATAGTCACAAGATTGCCCTCTGTCGAGCCGTCACCGCCTGTCTTGTCTATCTTGAACTGGTTTTCATATACGGGATAAACTCCTGTTGTGTTTGCCATACTCATTCATTCCTTTCGTAATATACTGTTGCCTCGATAACATATTCACACACGCCTCGCTCGTCCCTGCCAACAGAAACAGACTCTTTGCATTCGAGATACTTTACCGTAAAGCCGTCACCCTTATACTGACGGATATCGGATAGGATATCAAGAACGCTCTGAGCCTTTATCTCTGCCTGCGTGGGAGTATCAGTCCAATGAATAAGCACCGAGATATGTTTTTCAAGTGTTTTTGTGCAGGCTTTTCCACCTATGCAGATACGCTGTGGCTTTGAAGTCTTTGCGTTGTACACGCCTATGCACTTATCAAGGTTGCCGTCAATAGTGCCTGCATACACATCCTGCAGTTCAAGGATATCACTCAGCATATCCGCTATGTTAAGTAAAGTCATACGCCTGTCCTCTTTTTGAACTCTGCCACAAACTCATTCTTGGCAAGGTCCTTTTTACTGCCTGTGATATATGGTTCAAGCCAAGCCGCACCTGCGTTAGGGTTATTGCCTTTCTGAAAATGATACTCTGGGTGATAATACAAACGTCTTGCCTGCGGAGAGCCTGTCACAAGACTTGCACCGCTTTCGTCAGTGTGGACAAAGGTCTGGTTATTCTGCATATCGCCTGTATCGAACGGCATTGTCTGAGCACTTACAAGGTCTGCCCTCACCTGCTCCATAGCCACCTCAGCGGACTTCACAGCGGCGTCCTCGATAGCTTTTATTGCCTGCATATCAAGCTTTATTTCAATGCCCACTATATCAACTCCAATCTTGTGTAATTCACCCTGCCGTCAGGGTCTTTGGCTTTCTCAGAGCCATATATCTTGTACGTCCTGCCGCCTATGACCGCATAGCCCTCTATAACAGCGTTATCAGGGGCTATATCTCCGCAGAAAAGAGCCTCGCCTGACAAGGTTATAAGCTGTTTCTCTGCGGATAATTTCTGCCTTGACTTCTCAGAGTGAAAGCATTTGCCCTCAAATATGACCGTCTGCTTCTTTGAGCCGTCACGATTAAGTCCGTCCGTTCGATAGACCTTACAGGGCGTTTTGCATACCCTTTCAGGTACAAGCTGAGGAAACTTCATCACATCAGCCCCCTATAACATAGTCCTGTCTGCATAAGCACATTGTAGACCTGACGTGTTGTGATAACGCCGTCAAGAGATACCACCTTTGACTTATCGAATGACATTGAAACTCCGCTTATGCTGTAAGCGCTCAGAGGGCTTTCTAACAGCTCCGAATTGTCATAGATGAATTTCATCTGCAAGGCTGTGGAACGCTTTATACGCTCTCTCTGAAAGTCTGTGAAGCTGTCAATGCCCTCTGCTGTTATGCGGTTGAAAGTCAGCGTGTCGATATCGCTTTCAGCCCTTTGCAGTATAGCTGAGAACTGTTCTTCGGAGATATCACACTCAGGACAGATGTTGCAAAACTCAGTAGAGGTGAGGTACATATCCCTCACCCCTTACTCGCTGTACTCTGCTGTGTCAACGTCAGCGTAAATGCTGTCTATCTTTCCGTCCTTGCCGTTCGGGAAAGTGAAAACATCTGAGAACGCTCTGTTCTGATAGAGCCAGCCGTCGCCCTTTGTGTGTCCGCCCGGAGCAAAGCTGTAAATGCTGTTGATCTTAGGTACTATCTTTGTGGTCTCAGGTGTTGCGATAAGCACGTTTATCTTATGCGAACCTGCGACCTTTTCATAGTAGGTATCAAGTGCAGACTTGCTCGGTGTGCCTGATACCTTAGTGTAAGAACCGCTTGATTCGGTGTAATACTCCTTGCCGCTCACGATATCGGTATCAGCGGTCTTTACATAGCTTGCCACGCAAGGCTCAAAACCGCCGTCCTCAGGGTCAAAGTTGAAGCGGTCATAGAAACGCTCATCATCAATGACCTCCATGATAGGCACTCCGTCAATGTCGGTCACTCTTGTTCTAAGACCAAGTCCTCCCTCTGCGATCTGCGTCATTTCTATCTTTCGTGTGAACTTGTCAGACTGCTCCAGCAGGTCCATAATTGTGGAAGTCACATACATAATGAGCGAGCCGTTAGACTTGTATCTTCTCAGCTTGCCTGCTGAAAGAAAGCCTTTGAGCTTATCAAACACGTTGCCCTTTGTGTATGATGAAGCGGCTGTTGATGAGTGATAGCCCTCAAGCTCTGCCGCTCTCTGAGCTGTCTTTGAGAAGAACAGAGCGTCCGTTTCGGGAGCAGACTGTGTTTTCTCGAATACCTCTGAGATATTCTTGATAGACGCTGATGAGTTCGTTTCGTCAACGTCAGCCTTATCCACAAGAAACTCAACGTCACGATCGTGTGTAAGAGTGAAAGGCACGTCCGTCTGAACATACTTACCTGTGTTCCAACCGCCGTTTCTGTTGTGGCTCTTGTAGCCTGATGTTGACATCTGTGTGAAGTGGAAAGTCTTTGCGTCAAGCCACCTAACGTTCTGTGTGATGAACGGGCTTGACAGTGTTTCCTGGATCCTTATCTCCAAGAGTTCGGGGTTCCATACTTCTGCGTAATTAAGATTTGGCATGATTCATTCCTCCTGTTTTTACTTGAATTTGTTCCAGCGTTTCTGCGCTGTTGGTTTGCTCTGTGGCTTCTTTTCATCAGTATCCGAAGATCCTGCACCGACCTTGAAACCGCCCTGCTTTTTGCCGTCGGACTTTTTGCCGCCCTCACCTTTCATATCCGGATACTTCTTCACAACCGCAGAAAGGGCGGCGTTGATATCCTGCTGACTGCCGTTTCTCACATAGCTTTCAGCCACCGCAACGGCGTCTTCGATACAGTCGGGCTTGATACCAAGCTGCATAGCGGCTATCTGCGTTTTGAGCCTGAGTATCTCCTGGTCCTTTTCATCAGGTGCGTTCTCTGCACTGTCCTGCTTGTCGGACTTATCCTCGTTTGGCTGTTCCTGCTTATCTTCCGCAGGCTTGTCGGCACCCTCACCGTTCTCGTCAGCCTGACTATCGTCCACCGCAGGCTGTTCATTGTCGGCAGAGTTCTCATCTGCCTTGTCCGCAGGCTTTTCCTCAGCCTTTGGCTCGTCCTTTTTCTCCTCGTGAGTATCGGGAGTTTTCTTCTCCTCCTCATCAGGGAGTTTCTTTTTCTCGTCCATTTTCTGACCTCGCTTTCTTAAATTTGTGTATGAAAAAAGCACCCGTTAAGGTGCTTAGTTCCGATATTTGGGTATAAAAATACCGCCTCGCCGTAGCGGAGCGGTCAAGAAAAAATATTATCAAGATCTATTTCTGATTTAACGAACACAGCCCCAACGTCATAATCATCATATACATCAATGTCCTTACCGTCTTTTGTATATGTCTGAATCGTAGAGCCGTCAACATCAATTAGCAGCTTATTTTTCTTTGCGTCAGGAAAACTACGCTCGATCAGTTTGCAAGCTTTTTTAAACTCACTTTGACTATTATCCTTGAAAATCGTATAATCAAATTTTGTCATATCAAGCCCTCCTTTATAAGCCGTAGTTCTTGTTTACTTCGTCATTTGTTTTTGACGCAGTTTCTAAAATATCTTTTAAAGCTTCGTCTTTTGTCATGTTCTTGCGCTTCATTTTATCCTTTAATAACTTTTCAAACGTTGGTGCAGGACGTTTTTCATCAAGCATCATAGCCGTTTTCTTATCAGACATAGCAACGCGAGCTTCGTGTTTATAGTAATTTCTCAGTTCAAAAGCCTGCTTGACCTGTTCTTCAAAGGGTTTTGTTTTATCTATCTGATTAGGGATATCCGTTACATTTGCATAATACCATTCACGAACATGCTGACTGTCAGCTTGTGTTATCGGTTTTCCAAGATATTTTTTCAACGTATCTTTGTCTACCTCTATTATACCACTTTTTCCCGATTTGTCAACACCACCACCATAATACTTCTCCCTGCTATGATCCCTATGCAGCACCTCATTATGTTCCTCAACGAACACCTTTAATTCGTGCTGTGCCTGCCTGAGTTTTCGGCGGTATTCCTTTGCGGTATCGGGGTCACAAGTGCCTGCCGCAAAGCGTTTTAGCTTGCGGACTTTCCGCTCCATTGCACGCTGTTTCTGTTCAAGCTCTCGCTGCTCTTTTATCTTATTCGCAGGTATCGGCTCAGGTATCTGCGTTCTGCCGTGTATGTATTGCGTCATTGTGTGGCGGCAGTTCGGGTGGAAAAGCCCGTTCTTTACGGCGTATGACAGCAGCCAAAACCACTCACCGCAGTAGTTTGACTTGCCTTGAAACTCGTCCTTTTCCCCCTCCCATACTGTGAACACATCATCAATGTATACTTGACCTTGCCAAGGCTTACAGGTCTTTGAACAGCCGCCATACTGCGACACAAGCACAGTATCATACCCAAGCTCTGCAAAGCGTTTCGCCGCACCCTGCAACGCTGCCCTTGTGGACGTTGTCCTAAGAGCCATTCGCACATAGTCGGCAATGTTCACTCGCTTGCCGTCAGCGTATACGATACAGTTTATGCCCTTGTCAAGAAAGTCCTTTGTGGCAAGGTCGATAGCCTCGTTAAGCGTCATAGAACCTGTTCCCATTGCAAGCTGTACCCTATTCAAAGTCTGCCTGTAAATATCGTCTGTCATTCGCAGAGCGGCTGTTTCAGCGGTCTTTTCAAGGGTGGTGACGTCGTCCATAAGCTTTGCCATTTTCTTTTCGTTCACGCCAAAGAAATGCTTGTCGGGGATAGGTGTTATAGGCTCGTCAGAAAGCTCCTGGGCGCTCCTTTGTGCCTGCTGCTGACCCTCTTGAAACTGCTCCGTCATAAGCTGTCTTGTCTGATCGTCGATAACGTCAACGTACTCATTCATGATGTCGAGGTTTTCGCGGCGGAAGTTCTCCATATTTTTCAGTTTCTCAGCCTGCCAAGCAGACCACTCAAAGCCGTATCGCTGTTCCTCAGCCTTGTGCCTTTTGAGATTACGTTTCAGTGAAGATATGAGCCTTAGCTCTATCTCCTCAAATATTTTGGCTATGTCCTTAAAATTAAGCGTACTCGTCACCTACCGCAGTAGGCTCACCCTCTGTAAGCCCCTTTTCCTGCATTATCCGCTTGACCTCTGCAGCTTTCCAATCGTCCTCTTTAGAACTGCCCCACAGCTCCTCCACCTGCGTTTCAACTGACATAATACCATACGTGCTTGCCTTGCCCACAGTCTCAACTCTGCTGTCAAAGTCAGGTGCACCGTACTCGCCAAAGTCAACTGTCACCTCATAAGTCTCAGGGGCTTTGCCCTGCATATTGTCATAGGTCATAAGCACCGCAGAAACAAGCTGTGGCAGAGCCTTTTCAAAAGCCGTTGTGATAGTGTTTCGGGTGTTGCCTGTGACGTCTTTCTTCTCCCGTTGAGCGTCCGCACTTGACATTTTGCCCACATCTATGCCAAGCGTGGCAGGAGATACAAGCCCTTGCAGACACATAAGCAGGCAATTTGTATAGCTTGCTACAAACGCTTCATACTTGATATCAGGCTGAACTACTTCTATCTTAGGCGCTGCACCCTCTGCCGAAAGCGGTGGATCAATGCTTATGTAACTGTTGCCGAACTGGTTAGGCGCTTTAAGCTTACCGCTTGCAGGATCTCTAGGTATCATGCTTTCGGGGATATACTGCTTTACTCTGCCTGCTCTGATAGCGTCCCACCATTGTGAGATCACTTCGTCCAAAGCGTCAAAGCAATCAGACTTACCGCCGTCAAAAATGCTCTTGCCTCTGTTTGGATATTTCCGTGATGAAAAGAATTTCAGCGGCACAGCCATTATATACTCGCCCTCGAACTCAGTTCGGGGCGGTATCTGTGCAAGGCAAGGCACGTTGTCCAAGCCGACCTCGTGACCGTTATCGTCATACAGACGGCTTTCTATGTACCCTTTGCCGTAATGCTCTTCAAGGTGAAATTTCTTTGAGCCTGCATAATGCACAGAATGAAAAACGACCTCGTTCAGCAGACCTCGCACAAAGTTATACTCCACTTTGTCAGCGCCGATAAACTCGACTATTGGCGTATCAGAAAGCTCAGTATCCACAGATATTTTGAAAGCTCCGTCGCCGTCAACAAGTGCGGTAACTATCGCCTTGCCTGTCAGCTCTGTGAAGTCTATATGCTCGGAAATATTATCAAAGTCAGCCTTTGCTTTGTCCCCTGTGACTTTGATATCGTCCATATCAGAATAGACAATGTATGACAGCGTATCGGCGATTATTGCAGGCAGACCGCTATGTATCTTGCGTATCTTTTCATTCTCAGGGACGCTGCTCCAGAATGAATTTGTGCCTAAGTTAAGCTGACGAAAGAACTGTGAAAGCTCTGCGGCGTCACCACGATACCAAAGCTGTGACTTTATCACATCTGTCATAAAACCTGTTTTCTCTGTGATAGTTATACTGTATTCGGGTGCAGGCTGGATATCAAGCCAGTTTCTTATCATATTTTTCACCTTGCTTCCTATGCTGAATTTAGTCAATCTTCACACTTCCTATCTTGTCACGATACGGCAGCCAGGCATACTGGCAGGAATTGATAAGGTGGTCGTTGCCGTCCTCCGGCTCAGCCTTATCCTCTTTCCAACTGTATATGTTAAGCTCGCCTGCGTACTCCTTGCAATGCTCAAGGATATAAAAATCACCTGCCGCCAGCCAAGCTGACTGCAAGTGTATTCGGTCGATTATTTTCGTTTTCTTGAATGCCGGGATAAAGTTATATATGCTGCCTGTGAGCCGTCCGAACTTTTGACATTCAAGTATGGTCGCCTGATCTGCGCTGTCGATATACACATCTCGTGCAAAGCCCCACGTCCTGCGGTTTTTCTCCAAGAACGCCGTGAATATTTTCGGTATGTCAGAGGGCGTGAGAGGCACTTGTCTGTCACGATTGTTATACACTTCCTCGTCAAGAGTGACGCACTTTCTGTCAGCCGTTATGCCCACAAAGGTGAACGCTATGGTATCAGGTGAGGATTGCGAGTAAGCGGTGTCAAGCCCGGCTGAGAAGTACACATAATTGAAAGCTTTCGCCTGCTCTGCTGTCAAGATATTTCGCTTTTGCAGGTCAAACACAAGCCCTGTTGCACGTCCTCTCAGACCGAGTATCTTGTTCTTATACAGCTTTGTGCCTTTCGGAGCGGCAGCCATTTTCCGCTTGATATCCTCATCAGTAAGTGAAAGATTATCACGAAAAGTAAAGAACCAGTACCGCCAATTGGGTACAGGTTCTTCTGTAAGCTCTTTCATTATCTCCGCAGGCACGTCACAGGCGTATTTCTGATACGGACGTGAGCGGTTGACAAACTCTTTGTACACAGGCAGCGAGGGGTCGTCAGGGTTGAGGGTCGCCATAAGGTAATCGTTTCGGGTGGACATCTCACGGACAAACTCGATATCAGCGGTATTTATCTCATCAATATAAACGCAGCCGAACTGAGCGCCCAGCACCATTTCCCACTTATCCTTGTTGTCATATCCCAGAACATAGATTATCTTGCCCTCAAACTTGATATGCGGCAGTTTGTAGTCCTTATCACCGTTGCCGAAGTACCGAGCATTGGTGTGCAGGTCAAGAATGCCGTTATCCTGCTGGATGATAGTTTCCTCAGCCTTTCCCGTAGTCTTAGCGGCAATGACGTGAAGCTTTTTCCTGCTTGCCGACACCATACGCATGAACTTTATGCCTGCGCCCACAGTTGTTTTGCCGCTTGCGGTAGTCCCCTCAAGAAAATCCGCAGACACACCCCGAACGCTGTTGATGAAGTCCATATACTTCTGCGACAGAGGAAACTTACTCGTCAAGCCCCTCACCGCCTATCTGAGCGAAAACGTCTGAAAGCTTTTCAGAGGTCTTGACCTCCGCCTGTATCTTAGCCACATACTCTCCTGTCATTTTATTGAGGGTATCGACGGCTCTGATACGGTCAGCAGGGTCATTCTTGCCGTCCTTAGCAATATCAGACAAGAGTGCCTGCCTCTCCTTTGCGGTCATTATACGCTCATCCTGAGCTTTCTCGGACAGCACACGGATATACTCCGCAACACTAGGATTATCTAGGATTTTGCAGGCGTCAGCTTTCGCATACTTCTCGCTGTATCCTGCCTTTATAGCACTCTGAACGGTGTTGCCGCTCTGAGCATAGTATTCTGCAAATTTCTTTTGCCGTGCTGTCATTGGGGCACCGTCCTTTCTTTTGGGTATAAAAAAGCCCCAATTTAGTGGGGCTTTAATTTGTTATTTTTTATCCTGACTATTCTCTTCTTCCACAAACTTTAGTAATTTTTTTGCAATGCTATATCTTAATAAAACAGCCGTGTTGAAAACGATACTTTTCAATTCATAAATTATACGAATGCTATATGACAAATATGGTATTATAAACAATGCACACAAAAAACTACTAAAAAATTCACTTGAAAATAGTAAAAAACCATTATCAAATAACAGACAAACGAAATAAATAAAAGCAGAAGTCATTAGACCAAATAAATACAAATACAACACTGATTCCATATATTGAATGCTCTTATTCAATTCTGTTTTGTTTTCCTTTTTCGAATCTTCCAGCTTTGCTAGCAGTTTCGTAAATTCATCATCTAAAAGGACAAGTATAATTGAGTAAATTGCCAATACGCTTCCAAACACTGCAAGTTGTATATCAATCATTTTATTTGCAATATTTGATACAATGCTAATTGTGTTTTTATTGAAAGCCACAGCTAAAGAAAGGATAATACTTATTATGACCAATATGCAAAAAGATTTCCAATTTCTTTTGTTAGGCACTATTTCCCTTATTGCATTTTTTATTATATCTTTAGGTTGGAATTTACGTATAAATTCATCTAAAGAACGATCATATAAATTATGATTATCATTGGTTTTCATATGACACCGCCGAATAGAATTATTTTATCTTTATAAATTTCATTAAAGTTTTTTTGACTCTATCATATATTTTTTTGTTTGAACTGCTCACCTCACTCATAACGTTAGAATTTCTAGCTACAGAAAACAAATATTCATCTGACTTATCCGTCAAATCTCCAGAAACAGTTACGTTACGAGTTGTAACTACAGTTTCTGGCGTTATTTTTTCTTTTCCCCCATCATAAGTTTCAACATAAACTGACGTTTTTACTAAGCCATTAGCATTATTCATAAGCTCTTTTACACCTGATTTTGATTTTGGCGAATTAAAACTAACACTACCAGTATTACTACAAATACTTTTACGTGTTTCCGTGAGATTTTCAAAAAGTGGCAAATGATATTCATCATTGTTAAGTGGGTAAAAGGACAAATTTACTTTTCTAATCTTTTTGACCTTTGAAAACATACAATCTATATCATCAGACTTTGGCATATCCACTATATGGACACTAGCATGTGGCAGAGCCGAACTACCCTTTGGAATAGACTTATTATTAACTCTTATAAAACTATTTATGCACTCCATAAAAGTCTTTTGAAAACTACGTATGTCTGGGCTTGCAATTTGATTACGCACCAAAATCATCTTATGATTATCAAGAAAAATAATAAAGCGTGAATACGGAGCGGCCGGTACTAGAGAATTAACACTTGTTAGTTTGCCACCTTTTATTTGTGATAATATATTATATTCTGTTTCTTTTATATAATTACCAACCAGGACATAAACACCATCTATACACTTAAGCTCAATATCGCTAAAACTAAATTTGGGAAAATCCTCTTTTCCATCAATCACCTTCACACGTTTATAACCGCTGTTAAACGCCGGTAAGATAATATCTTCAAAATAAGACAGCATTGGCTCATTTTCAGCACCAAAAGTAATATTGAAATTAGCATAATGCATTATTTTATCAAATTTGTTTTCCATAACAATCACTCCTCATAATAATATTTCTTAAATAATATCACTAATCAGAGCGGAAATCAACGAAATGCACCGAATTTCTATTTACTGCATAAAACACAATTGTATTTTTTATGCAGTATATCAAAAATTCGACATTTATGAACTTTTTACGACACAACGCAAAAGCGACCGCAAAATGCAGCCGCTCTTGTGAAAATAATTTAAGGAGTTTTGTAAATGGTGGAGCAGGTCTGAGCGGTGGCTCGCTCTCGACCTGCATAAGCCCCTTACGGGGCTTAGAAAATTGGAGGTGACTTCAATGAAAGTACAAGTCTGAGGTACATCTACACTTTCCTCAGTTTAATTATATCACACCTAAAACGAACAAAACGAACACACTTGATTATTTTTTCAAATATCTTTTGACTGCCATTCTACAGCCGTCCGCCGTACCTCCGACCTTGTGTCCTATCTGTATCCAAGTAAAGCCTTTTACAAACCTGAGTACAAATATCTTTCTCATTTGTCTATCCTCTATCCCCTTGATAAACTCCTCCACAGACCTCTGCTCACGCTCTAGCCGTGCCTGTTCGCACAGCAATGAAAGTGTATCACCGTTTGGCAAGAAGCCGTCTATGCGTGTGCTGTGTGGCGTGTAGGACGGCGGAGTGCATACGCTGATACTGTCGGCAACGTACTTGCCTGAAAGTTCTGCCTTGATGTCCTCAATGGCTGAGGCGTTCCTGCGATAGGCTTTCAGGCGTGACATGGTCATTGGGTCAGCCATTAGCAACACCGTCCATTCTTGCTCCGCAAAGTGGACAATAAGTCGGGAACGTATCGCCGCATATTTCTTCTAAATTGCTTGCATAGTATTCTGTTTTACATTCACTACATCTTGTACAGCCGTTTTCATACATTAATTCTGTGGCTTCCCACTTTCCGTGCCTTGCTTCCTGCACGTCTGCGGTAGGTTCATCATCAACCAGTTTGCACAGGTTATAATAAAGTTCTTCTATGGTCATATCCCAATCAAATATGCTGTCTGTTTCCGAATCAATAGAACACTTTAACTTTTCTGCGTCAATATATCTTGACATTGTTATACCTCCTCAGTTTGTCTATACTCCTTAATTCCCAGCACAACATACCCATTCTTTATTCCCCAGCCGTTGAGGATATATGTTATCTTGTATGTATGTTCTGATATCTCATGTTTTGCGTGTTCTCTTACTGTGCCGTCTGAGCTACGATAAGACGTTCCGTCAGTCGGTATAAATCTTATCAGATCTCCTGTCTGAAAACCTCTGTCATTCTTTCTGACCTCGAAAGTTTTCTCACCGCTCAGAACGGCGTCACAAAATTCTATGCTAAGTTTCAGATTATGTGTTTTCATTCTTTTGCCTCCTCACACCTCAACTCTTCCAGCCTACAATACACCAACGTATTGCCACAAGTCTTGTCAGCGATCTCTGCCTGATAGAAGAACTGACCTGTCTTACTGCTCTTGCGGATAATGCACCCTGTCAGCTCGTAGCAGTCAGAGCCGTTGTAGCTCACCCTGCGTCCGAGACTCTTCTTTACTTCGTGTATCGTCATAGCTCCTCTATCCTCACATAAATGCCGGGTATGTCCGCCCAAAATTTTTCGCATATCTCGCTCGCCACAAGTTGGTCGTCTGTCCAGAAATCAAGCTTTGTCATACAGTCCTTGAACATCTTCTGCAAGTTATCCGTGTCGGGCTTGCTGATCTTGTACTCTCCGTCCTTGTGCTTGCCGTCATTTGGAAATAACCACTTTGTTATCAGCCTTATCCCACAGATGTATTTTTCAGGCGGTCTGTGCCTTGCAAGGTTTGCCGTGAGCTTTTCTTTTGCCGCCTTGACATCGGGTGGGTCATAAAATATCGGCTTGCCGTTTCTCACTGCCACCTTGTGTTCCTGCGCCGTAGCCGTCGGCGGTATCATTGCCATAAAAAATTCAGTCATCATCTTCCTCCTCGCATTTGAAATCTACTCCATGCCACTTGTGTGACTTGTCATCATACACCAATGCTCCCGACTGTTTGACCATATCCCAAATGTATTTGAGTACCTGCGGCTGTTTCACGAGCCACCAAAGCGTGCGTGATTTTCGATAGTCGAAATCTTCATTAGGCAGCTTATGAAAAAGCGGTGGCATTTTCTTAGCTGCATTAACAACGTCTTGCCTTGCCTTACTTCTTGTTGCTCTCATCTGCGTGTGTTCCTCCTCGCGCGTCATTATTCAAACTACTTTTTCGTCGGGGCGAGTTTAAGCCCCCGACAAAAAGTATTGTTTATAATAATAGATTTGTCTGTCCGTCCGACAAACTCGGTAATTTTCGATATTGTCCGACAAAGAAAAAAGTTCGATTTTGTCCTGACACTTTTCGATTTTTTTCTGTCTGTCTAAAAGTTCAAAAATTCGATTTTGTCTTGTCTGTCTACTGAGCTTTTAAGCCGCATTCTCCCTCTTCTATCCAAAAGCCACCATGCTCTTTGAGGTATCTTCCAACGGTCTTTTCGCTCTTTCCTATGTACTCCGCCAGCTCAGAAATGCGGCACTTACCGTTCTCCTGCACACCGCTGAAAGCTGTTTCAATGCTCTCCTTGCGTTCCTTGCTGCGGTCTTCATTGGTCTTCTTCTTGCTGAAATTCTTTTTCCAGTTCGGTGCGATGTCCTCTACCTCGCAGTCTTTAAGCACACCCACAGTATCCTCTCTGTGAACAGGATAATCAAACCACATATCGAGGGGAGCAAACTTCGGGAACTCTCTCAGAGTACCCTCTATACGCCATGCCGTGCGGTTTCTTACTGCAAGCTTAGCCTTGTCTATGTCGGCCATCATAAGCTTGTATGAATTCGGGTGCAGGTACTTGTGTGTTATCTCAAGCATTTTTGACGGCGTAACAAGATCGTCCTGTGAACAAAGGTCATCAGTATTTCTGTAAAATCTCCTCATCCAGTTCTCACAGATACGGCAAACAGTTTCGTCCTCCTGCTGCTTGTAAAGACTGTCTGAGATGTCAAGTTCTGAAAGGTCAAGAAGTGCGTCAGGGTCACGGGCGAATACTCCTGAACCGCTGGCTCTGTCCATTGAACGCTTACCGCCCTGCGCTCCCTTTGAGTGGTGGTGGCAGTATATGACCGCACAGCAAAGCTCTGTGCATACCTTGTCAAACTGGTTGCAGAAGTGAGCCATTTGGTCTGCTGAGTTCTCGTCGCCTGTTATGACCTTGTAGATAGGGTCTATTATCACGGCAATGTAATTCTTCTTGCTTGCTCGGCGTATAAGCTTTGGCGCAAGCTTGTCCATTGGTACGCTGTGACCACGCAAGTTCCATATGTCTATGCTGTTGAGGTTTTCAGGCTCTAGGTGCATTGCGGTGTACACGTCCTTGAAACGGTGCAGACAAGATGCTCTGTCAAGCTCCAGGTTGACGTATAGTATCTTTCCTTTGGTGCATTGCCAGCCAAACCACTTTACCCCCTCAGCTATCGCCACGCACATTTCGATAAGCGCATAAGACTTGCCTGCCTTTGACGGACCTGCAATGAGCATTTTGTGACCCTGTCTGAGAACACCGTCAATAAGTGGCGGAGCAAGCTCAGGCAGGTTATCCCACTCAGCACTCAGGCTCTCAGGGTCGGGGAGATCATCATTGATACTCTCTATGTAATCTTTCCATTCCGAAAAGCTTTCTTTGCCTATGTTTTTGTCAATGATGAACTGTTTCTTGCCGTTTCTCATCACACCAGGCATACGGCTAAGACGTGAGGGATTGCGGTTTTGTTTATCTATGTCAAGACCGCTTTCCTTGCAGACTTTGTAAAGAAAATCAACACGCCTGCGGTATTCATCATAGTTGGGAGCGTCTATCTTGACGATAGCGTGAACGCTCTTTCCACCGCTGTATACAAGCACAGCGATAGGAAGTTCAAGCTCTCTCATCACAGCGTTCTGCTGTTCTATTGGCATACTGTCACTTTCAACAAGAGCATAGCGGTAGTCTGTTACATTCTCGTTCTTTACGCCCTTGCCGTCAAGAGGATTGAAGCGGATCCACGCTCCTGCCTCTTCCTTGTAGTCGCCAAACACCGCACCAATGTCGCCGTTACATTCGCCAAGCCTCTTGATAAGTTCCCCTGCCGTCCTGTCACAGCAGCCCTTTGTGGGCAGATACTTGGTCTTGCCGTCCTTTTCTGTCTCCCACGTTTGCGTAACATAGCCCACGTTCTCTCCTGCTTCAAAGAGTGTTTCAAGATATGTGACTATCTCCTTGACAGGATCCCATTTGGCTGGCTCGGTGATCGGTATGCCCTCACCGCCGTTTACAAGGGGACTGCTTTCTTCTGCAACTATCTCGCCGTCCCAATCGTATGCCTGAAACTCATGGGGGCTGTATCCTCTTTCCTTTGCCATTTGCACGATAGTTCCTGCAGTCACGGGCTGAGCATTGCCGTTAAAGCTCTGCCACTTGTGTTCACACTCACCGCTGTGATAACGGCTGTCTGACCTCGACCAACTGTCCCAATCGTTCACGGAATAGCCCTCGTGCTTGAGAGCCATTCCCACGTTGACCCACTCCTGATAATCACAGCTTGCAGGGTCTATGTATTCAAGCATTTTAAGCAAATTTGTGTTATCCATTCACTTCTCCTTAGTTCTCAGGTGTGTATGTTTTCGGGTCGATATCTCTCGGCACTCTCCAACCATTGGCAGAGATACGTGCTATCATCCTGCTTGCGCTGTCAAAGCTCCAAGAGCCAACGTGCTCAAACCCCTTGCTTTCAAGCAGCCTTATCTGCTTAGGTGTGGTAAGTCCTGCATTGCGGCGCTTTTCAAGTCGGTCAAGGATAAGCTTTGCCTTGCCTGCGTTGTCTATATCGTCAGGGAAAATGCCCAGCTTTTCAAGCTTTGCTTTCTGCTTGTCGGTAGCAGGAGCGCACTCCCAGCCAAAGGCAGGAACATAAGAGGACAAGTCCTCAGCCTGTATTGACATTTCATACTGCAAAGGGTCAACGAGCTTTCTCTTGCGTGTTTTCATTTCTTTGAGCTGCTTTGCCAAAGACTCTTCACGCTGTGCCACAACGTCCTCGCTTGCCTGTTTTTCTGCCTCTTCGATATCCACTGCACAGCCTGCCTCATTGGCAAGGTTTTCGGTCATTTTCTCAGCGACCTCTTCATTCTGACAGATAAGGTGTGCAGGCCTGCAAAGCTCGTGGCGTTCTGTGTGCCACAGAAAGTCAAGCAGTAAAAGCTCTGTCTTTCCCTCGCAAAGTCTTGTGCCTCTGCCTACCATTTGACAGTAAAGCCCACGCACTTTTGTTGGTCTTAGTACGATAACGCAGTCAACTGACGGACAGTCCCACCCCTCTGTGAGGAGCATTGAGTTGCACAGCACATTGTATTCGCCTTTGTCGAAAGCTTCAAGTGTCTCCGCTCTGTCTGTGCTTTCTCCGTTGACCTCAGCAGCGTTGAACCCTTTGCTGATAAGGATATCACGGAACTTCTGAGAGGTCTTGACAAGCGGCAGGAACACAACTGTCTTGCGTTCCTTACAGTATTTGAGCATTTCATCAGCTATCTGATAAAGATATGGGTCAAGTGCCGTGTCGATATCACTTGCCTTGAAATCTCCTGCCTGAGTTGATACTCCTGAAAGGTCAAGTTTCAGCGGTATGGTGATAGCCTTGATAGGTGAAAGATAGCCCTCTTTGATAGCTTGCGGCAGGGTGTATTCATATGCAAGGCTGTCAAACACCGAGCCTAAGTTCTTCATGTCGCCCCTGTCAGGTGTAGCCGTTACGCCAAGCACCTGAGCTTCAGGAAAATGGTCAAGCACACGCTGATAGCCGTCTGAGATAGCGTGATGAGCCTCGTCAATGATAATGGTATCGAAGTAATTTTCTGAAAAGCCTTTGAGCCTTTTCTCACGCATAAGGGTCTGAACTGAGCCTACTACTACACGATACCAAGAGCCTAAACAGCTTTGCTCTGCTTTCTCGGTGGCACAGCCAAGCCCTGTTGACTTCATAAGCTTGTCCGCCGCCTGGTCGAGCAGTTCGCCCCTGTGGGCAAGGATAAGCACACGCTTACCCTGCCGCACACATTCTTCCGTAACAGCCGAGAAAAGTATTGTCTTTCCCGTTCCTGTGGGCAGAACTGCAAGGACTTTGTTTATTCCCTCAGACCATTGTTCGAGTATAGCAAGCTTAGCCTCGTTTTGATATGGTCTTAAATTCATCATCAGAACGCACCGGCTTTCCAGCCACCTGTCTGAGCAGGCTGGCTATACTGTGGCGTCTGCGTCTGAGCAGGCTGAACGGTAGTCACATTCTCGTCATAGGCATAGAGCTTTTTAATCTTGTTGGACTGCCTGTCCTCACCGTCCTTGTTCTTGTAGTTGTCAACGTAGACGTGACACTTGCCCTTTTTGCCTGTGATAGCGTTCCAGTTCATTTTCAGCGGCTCGCCATGTTTTTTCAGACCGAGAGCCAGGAAAAGTGCTGAGAGCTTCCACTCAAACTTGTTGCAAAGGAAGAAGTTCTCTGTTATCTCCACGCTGTCCTCTGCACCCCAAATGGTGAATGTGACCTTTGCCATATTGCAGGGCGGCACTTTCGCCGACCCCTCGTGTCTTGTACGCTCAAACTTGCTGACGGTGAAGTCATAGTCCCCCTCAGGGAGCAGGACAAAGTCCCCACCCTCGTTGACTATCTCATCTTCCCAGCCGTATTCCATAAAATTATCCATAGTGTTGTCCTCCTTTTAAAATGGTACTTTCTGATTTTCTCTGATAAGCGGCAGCATTTGCTCCCAAGCACCTATCAGACAGCCCTGCACAAAGTCGTCAGGATAGTTTGTGATAGGGGTATCATAAGGGAAATAGTTTCTCTGAGATACCACAAGACGTATATCCGATTCGCTTACGTTGTTGGCTCTCATAAGGTCTGCAAGCGCTTTCGGTATGCCGTCAGGGATAACGATAGGCGGTGGTGCAACGTCCTCAAAGCCGCTGAGATCAGTAAGAGGCTCGCCCGATTTTTGTGTGGCAGTCTGTGCGGTCTGTGTAGACTGTGCTGTCTGAACTGTCGGTGCAGGCACAGGCTTAGGCATTTCAGCAGGCTGTGTATACACAAACAGATGAGCTATACCACTATATTCAAAAGGCATTTCAGGCGGAAGTCCGTCACGATTTTTAGCGTCCCAGCAAGGGTGATGTGTGGTGTACATTACACGGTCACCGCCCTGAGCCTTGAACTTCTTGCCGTCCTTATCCACAGCTACTGCATATGTTTTGTAGTTTGCAAACAGCACCATATCTGCCCATTCTTTCACAAGAGGCGATATCTGAGAAGAAGTTTTCTTGCCGAGTTTCAGCTCCCAGCGGTCATAAGCGCCCAGCTCGTCAGGCTGTTCAAACTTTCTCATCTGAGCGTGAGCCGTAAGCACAACGTGTATGCCGCTGTCAACTACCTCCTGCAAGAGATTAAGAAACTTGCCTATCTCCTCTTTCTCGTAAACATAGCCATTGCCGTAGCCGAAATCTTCAATGCCTTTCTTCTGATGTGCCGAGCAGATAGTTTCAATGCAAAGCTGTTCAGCCCAATCAAATGTATCAATGACAAGGGTCTTGCAGAGCCTGCCATTCATAGCTTCCTTTACCTCGTTTTTGAGCATTTCCCAGCTTGTTGGCTTAGGAAAACGTCTGATGTTCAGCTTCTTTGTGCTGCCCTCTGTATCAATAAATACAGGGTCGGGGAACTGAGCCGCAAAGGTGGATTTGCCTATGCCCTCAGGACCATATATCACGACTTTCTGTGCGGAGCTTACAACTCCTGATGTTATCTCATACATTAAAATGCACCTGCTTTCCAAGTTTTCGTTTCTGTGTTTTCTTCCTTATCATTGTCCATTGACCTGCCGTCCTCGATAATGATACTGCACTCGTCACCTGTGGAAACTCTTGTGGCTATCGCCTGCAAGCCCTGTGCTTCAAGCCACTTGCCGAAGTCATCAAGGGTGTCGGTATCCATTTGTTCAAGCTTGTCCAGCAGGACAAAACCGCAGTCAGGGTTGAGCTTTCTCACGATAGAGGTAGCGACGATAAGCTGTTCTGCTCCGCTTATACTGTCCCACTTATGCCCGTTATACAGCAGCTCTCCGTCCTCAACGGAAAGACCCTCAAGGGGCAGGTCTGCACCGCTCAGCAGGTCAGTCTTTGCCTGCCTTACCTCCTCTATCTGCTCAGTGAGATATATATACTGTGAACGGTAGTCCTCAGCGTCTATCTCAGCTTTCTCCCTGTCAAGGTTTGCTCTTATCTTCTTGTTCAGCTCCTCAATATCTGAGATGTTCTTTTCAAGCTCCGCTGTGCTTTCGTCCAAGAGGTTTTCTGCGTCAAGGCTTGCAAGCTTGAAGTTGTTCGCTGCCGCTTCATAGCTTGCTTTTGCACGTTCATAGGCAGACTTAGCAATCTCCAACTGCTTTTCGTAGTATTCTTTCTGGTCACGCTTACGCTGATTTTCGCCGTTGCGAGCAAGTATATCCTGCTGTTGTCTGATAAGCTCCGAAGCTGAAACAGGCTCGGAAGGAACGTTTGCATACACGGGCATTTCCTTTGCGAACTTAGACTTCTGGTCAGCTATCCTGCCGATAGCGGTACGCTGGTCATAGAGGGAATGTTCCTTATGTTCCAACTGATAGAGCGTATCACCCACACCGATTATTTTCAGCAGAGTTGAAGCTTTTTCCTTGCTTGACTGATTTATGAACTTAGGCAGGTCAAGTGCGAACTGCTCAACGAAGCTGTTCAAAAGCTGCTGACCGCCTTTTTTGCCTGTGCTGTCGGTGACTTTGAGGGAGCTGTTCTTGCCCGAACGCTCCACCAAGATACCATTATCGAGGGTGATCTTCAAGTGCGGTTCGACAACAGACCCCTCACGCTGAGGAGAGGACGGCTTATACTTGTCACCACCAAGCGCCCAAGCGATAGCGTCAAGGACAGAGGTCTTGCCCTGCCTGTTCTTACCGCCGATAACAGTAAGCCCGTTCTTTGCAGGCACAAGCTGTACGGCTTTTATCTTCTTTACGTTCTCAAATTCAAGTGAATTTATTTTTACTGACATTTTAGTTCGCTCCTTTCGTTATCTCCATTCAACACCTATAAAGTCAAGCACACGTCCCCAGCCATAAACTGTGCCGTCTTCGTCTTTACAGCAGCGTTTCATCCAGTATTCCCATTCAGCGGGATTATCTTCACGTAGTCTATCGAAGCGGTGAGGACGCTGCTCCATATGTATACCAAAGCCGCACATTGAACAGCCCGTACGCTGTGCTCTCGTAGTGTAAAGCTCACCATTTTCTTTGCGTTTGATCTCTCCATATGCTCTTGGAACGGGTACATTAAGGTCAAGAGCAAGCTGTAACAGATCTTGCCTCGTGAATATAGCAAACGGACAGCTTCGTGTTGTAGTTTTACCATAATAGTTGCAGCCGTTTTTCATTAGTGCCATTTCCCTTTGACCGCCTTCTGACGCCATAAGTCCCAAATATGGATAGCTGTTATGTTCTTTTGCCCAATCGTCGCAAGGCTTTTCCTTCATATAGTAGCAACATTTTGACGATACTTTGAAGTTTGGTACAGGTCGTATGTCAAGATCAGGTCGCATATGCGCATAATTACCGCCAAAGAGCTTTATCCACTTATCTTGCAACTTGATGCGATCGGAGTGTTTGAAGCCACCCTGTTCGCCCATATCACCTGTCATAATTGCGTGAATAAATGTCTGTTTGTCCGCATTAGGTTGCAACAGATAGCTTATCTTATTGGCTTTGGCTTTGCTCACGACCGGAAAGCCAAGTTGATTGAGCACCTGCGTTTTGCTCATATATGGCTTTATAGATGTAACACCCAGCTGCTTATGTATCTCTTGGTTTCCTCTATCTTCTAAGATAGACACACTTATGGCAGGAACATCAATGCCTATGTTTCGAAGAAACACAAGAAGTGTAATGCTATCAAGTCCTCCGACAGAAACGTGACAAGTAGCGTTAAGATCGCCGTACACTTTGTTGTAGAACTCCCAAGCTCTGATCTCTGCGTGACGTACCTTCGCTTCGTAAGGCAGATTCTGTTTCAGCTTAAATTCATCTATTGTCATTTGCAGTCGCCGCCTTTCAACTTTTCAAGCTTATTCCTTGTGTCGAATATTTTTCCGTATGCCTCTCCGATATCAAAGGCTCTCTGCTCACATTCTGACATTCCCTCATAGACAGTAAGTATATTTGAGCAAGCTTCATCAGCAGTTTTGTATGCTTGACAAATATGCCTTTTTGTGTTATCATCAAGGTGTATGTTATCGGTATCTTTTGATACCACCTCCGAGCTTGTGCTGTTGGCAGACAGTGCAGGCTCGTTTTTTATGTATTTGGTTAGATATACACCACACACCAAATCTTTTCCATTAAGCGGACAACCTTTGCAGCTAACAGTAAATTCTGTACAGTAGTTTACCGCCTTTTCAAACTCCTCTTTCGTTATCATCGGTATCATCGTTTTCGTCCTCCTCGTTTTCAAAACGTTTCTCCCAGTGCCTATCCACCACGCTCAGCACAAGATACATCACTACATCTATGCCTGCAAGCACAGCTATTGTTATCAGCAGTATTCCTACAATGTTCATTACCACTTTCCTTTCATTTCAACTTCGACCTTGACAATTGGTCTGCCTGCTTCTCTCACTGCACGCTTAATGCTCTTCTCTGCTTCCTCGTAGGCAGTTTCTTTTACGCTTACATACCACCTGTACGCTACATACATTGCAAGCACCACCAAAAGCGCTACCGCTGCGGCACATCTGATTATCTCTAGTACGGCTATCATTTTCTCACGTCCTTTCCGTAAAGCGTGCGGAGTTTTTTAAGCCTTTTCTCGAAGTTGTCGATATCAATGCCCCACACCTCGTAGGCTATCTCGGTATTGACCGAGTGTGGCAACCATGACTTCACACCACGCTTTTCCATTTCTTCCTTAACAGCTTTCTTGATCTTGATAGTCTGCGTTTCACCTGTGCCGAACAGTTCCTTGATATCCGCATTGGTTATTTCGGGCTTTTCATAGTACAGCCGCACTGCCATTTCAATGTCAGGTGACCTCATTTATCTCACCTCCTCGATAGTCAAAACATTCTCATGGGGCCAAATAACACTTGCCTTTTTCAGAGCCTCGTACTGACTCTTTGCTGCTACTGTGAACACCCTTTTATAATGATACTGGTCTATCGTCGTTACCTTGTACAGTTTCATTTTTGTACCTCCTTGAAAAATCTAACTTTGTGTGGTATAATGTAGAAAATTATACGAAAGGAAGTTTTAATCTTGAATTTTTCCGACAATTATTTAGCTTTCACACAAGCAAGCTATTCTGATTCATTAAAAGCCATTCAAGAGGCAGCTAATCGAATACTTGAGTTGCAGAACGAGCAATTACAAGCCGTAGTCAAAAATGCAATTGCTCCAATGAAATCTATGCTTGACGAAGCAGCTCGGAACATCTTCTCTAATCTTGATATTTCAAAACAACTCTCAGCTTCAATAGGCGTAATGAAGCAAACTATATCACAATTCAGCGATATTATTCCTGACGAAAATTCCTCAACATCGTCTAATAGTGAATCAAACGACGTTTCTAATGTCCAAGATGATATTTGCAACAACATTGAAAATCTTATTTCGGAAGTTCCAATCGACCCCAAAGCAAAAGAAGATATCATATCATCAAATGAAATACGATCTTTAAGAACAACCAACCCTTGGACAAGAGAACAAAAGTTTCAACTCATAACACTGATTTTAAGTATATTAACTTTTCTTTTAAGCATTATCTCTAAATCAAGCGATGATTCAGAAAACGAATACAATACGACTGTAAACATCACCATAAATAATAATTCAGAAAAAGACGAACAGATTAAAGAACTTCACAACATACAAGATAAAATGCAAAATATTCTTGAAACTATTGCCGAATCCGAAAATGAGGAAGAATCCTCTACTGCTGATGATGAATCTCTATCTGAATCTCAGTGATTTCCACTTCTAAAGATACTATTCTGCAAACATTACTCACAATCATAGACCAGAGTGCTATTGTTATGCTCAAATCAGATATCAAGCTTATGCACGCTGCTATGAAACTTGCAAAGCAAAATGCAATACCTAGATAGTAGGTTAGTTTTTTCAAATTCACTATCCTCACCCCCTCTTCAATCATTTGTTGCATTTTCTCCTCAGTTGTGATACAATGGCTATATCTTACAAAGAAAGAAGGCAAACTTATGAATATTACAAAGGATTCTGAAAAGGTCATTTGTTACATATACAAAATGTACCTTGAACGCCGTAAAAATGGTGAATCAAAGGCTGAATCACGTCGTTTTGAAATTGACTTTTATAAAAGCGATAAAGACTTATCAAAATGGTATGACAGCGACATTTCAGATTGCATATTGGAACTCGCAAGAAATGGATACATCAAAGTTTACATTGGCGGAGATTTTGATATTCTCGATCAGACCATTGTGTATATGGAAAACCGATTTAAAAACGGTCTTTCCGATGTACTTGACCTTATTTCAAAATTTGTCCCTTGATCTTATCACCTGAATTTTCAGGTGATCTTTTTTTGCCATTGACGTAAAAGTCCTCAGATATAGTCAATGACCAAGCACCATTAAATTCAAGCTTAAAGTACGATACATCTGACATATCTTTTCCGTTGACTTTTAATTCTCCTTTTTCAACGTCTAAACTGAGTGTTGAAAGATTTTCGTTCATTCTTATCACCCCCTCTTCTCACTCACCTGCCCCCTCATGCCTTAGGATATGGCGTCGGGTTTCTTGTCTTGCCGAGAAGATAGTCAACCGAACAGTCAAACATCTCCGCAAGTGACATTAAAGCAATAACAGCCTAAACGTTTCTTTTCCTTTAGGTGTAATAAACACCTGCGTGCTTGAAAAACCTGTTTTCTCATTAGAAAACTCCTTGATTTCAAACAAGCCGTTCTCCATTGGCTTTGCATATGGCATAAGCTTGCCCTTTTTATCTCTGTAAAGATACTTTTTATCAAGCAGGAAATTCACAAAAGTATTTTGCTTGACTTTAAGTTCCTTAGCTGTTTCTCTTATTCCCGTTAACAGATTTCTGTCCACGAGTTCATCAAAGTAATCAGCTTTCGGTTGCATTATCTGTTTATCAACAGTAAGCTGTGAAACACTTACTTGCAGAACTTTCACCTTTTCGTTAGCAATTTCCAAAGCCCTTTTCATAATCATTTCGGGACTGTTCCAAGCTTCTTCAACTCTTATGAAGTACTGACGGAACTGCTTTCCTTTTTCACTTCTCTGCAACATACAGATCTCCTTTGCCATTGGGATTGTAAGTTGGTGGTCGGTAAGTTCACGACTTACCTGCCTGTTCCCCTCAGTACGAACCTGCTCATTTTTGAGCGGGTTGAAATCCTCACCCTCCGTAAATCCGTATTCACACATTCTCGGAAACCAGTCTTTATAAGCGGTCTTGACTTCAAGTGCCTCGTGTAGTTCCCTGCCCGATACTGTTGGGTGTTCTGCGTTTTCATAGCTGATTTTAATTAGTTCATTCAT